TATTATTTGAGTTAAAAACCAAACCGCTGCGCCAAACGCAAATAAATACTGCCAATCATTTTTTTGAAATCTGTTCATTGTAATTTGTTTTAAAGTTCGAGGCAAATATAGAATGTAATTTGGAATAAAAAAATTTTTTTATGTAAAAGTTTATTTGTAAGTTTGCAATAAATATAAAACTATGGAACAAAAGAAAGCAGGTCGCCCAAAGCTAGGCGATGATAAAAAGATAGCTTATAACGGTAAATTAGAACCTATTAAGATTGAAGTTATCGGTGGGACAAAAGAATGTAACAGAGTCGCTTACGAGCATTTAACAAGCGTTTATAATAAGTTGAAAGATGGAAAACGATAACGAGCAAAACGTGCTTTTAATAGTCTTGCTTTTGATAGCAATTACTTATGGCGTTTTGTGCTGTTGGTAATTTAATTTGCAAATTGAAAACTAATTACTATCTTTGAAAATAATTTTGTTTTTAAGTTTGAATTAGAAAAGCCACTATTGATTTAGGGGCTTTTTTATTTCATCTTCAATCGGTGCTTTACTATTCCAACTATTAACTACTACTGGAACACGAATATAGTTTTGACCTTGTTTTATCCATTCATATTGCATACTCTTTTGGTATAAATTCAAATTTTTTAACCCTCCAAAATCCTATTGTAAAATCATTTTTTAATGGTTTTTCATCTTTAGATATGTTTACTAAGCTATTTTCATAGTGTCTAACCTCAATAAAATTGGGTTGACTTGCTCCTTTTACGTTGGATATTCTCATAATTAATTTTTAGTAGCTATTTTGTATATTATTAAACAATGCATATCTAAAAGGAGATTTATTTCTTTTAGTAGTATTCAGCCAACTTCTTAACGTGCTTAAGTTAATATTGTAAAGCAAAGATACTTCTATTGGAGAATCATAATAAACACCAGTATTTATATCAATTACTATTTTTTTCTTGCAAGAAAATCTTTTTTCGTACCATTCATTGCTAAATTTTATTTTTTTGCCAGCACTTATTTGTTTTATAATTGTTTCCTCGCTAAATTCTTTACATTTATATTCGGTTTGTGTTAAAACTAAATTTAAACCAATATTCTTATCAAGAACTTTATAAAAATCTTGCCAATATCTTTCTCTTTCATCAAGTAAATTAATACTACATTTTTCTACAATTTCAAACTTATGATTTTCAATACCATATTTTTTTATAGACCTCTGTATTTTTGTTTTATTTTTACAGTATTTATATTGCTTCCATCTTTTTAAGATATTCTTACTTTGACCAATATAAATTTTAAAAGTAGGGCTTGTTATTTTATATATTCCTATCATCAATAGTTAATTTTAATAACTAAATATACAAAAAAATAGCAATAAAAACTATTTTTATTTACTAAATAAACCACTAATCAAAGATATTGGATTTGTTCCTTTTTGCCATTTGTAGAAGATATATCCAGCCAATATCAAAAGTAATAACAACAACCAAAACCAAACATCTTTAAAAATACTGTATTGTTGCTTTTCAATAGCTAATTTTAGCTCTTTCTCTAGTTTACGTATTTCCATATCTTTTTCAAAAAATAACGTCTTATTTCGGCTTATTTCAATTTCCAACTCCGAAACCCTATTTTCTGCAACTGTATCTTTTTGAATAATTATTTTAGTTTTGGTTGTTGTGCTTCCTTTAGCATTTTGAAAATTTGTAACATTACCTTTAGCATCGGTTATACTACTAGGTTTTGTCGGGTCAATCGATTCAAAATTAAAACCATTACTAAAATCAAATTGTGCATTAGTACTAGATGAATTACTTTGTTCTTTTGTCTTTGCTGCTGATTTAGCTTTTTCTGATTCTGAAACTTCTAAAAGTTCTTTTTGCTTAACTAAACTATCGCTTTTCTTTTCTTCTTTGTTTAGTGTTTTCGCTCCGCACGAAATAAGTAGGAGTGATAATAGTATTGCTTTCATTTCAATTTACTTTTAATTATTTTTCGATATACTTCATTTACTAACTCTCGGTTTTGCCCTCTCGAATGATAAAACCTCATTACTCTTTGAATCCTTTGGTAGGGTGTTTGGCTCATATTATTTGTATTGCCATTTAAATGACTTATATGTATTCAGTTTTCCTTTTAAACAACTACTAACATTTCCAACGTGATATCCTAATTCTCTTTTTATATCCATTAAACAAGTCCATTCTTTAATTAGGTTGCTTTCTAAATCTAACTGCAATACTTTTACGCAACTTGAATGTTTAGAATAAATACCTTTTTTTTCGCTTAATCTTCCTTTTCTTCCTTTGCTTTTGTTTACTTCGTCGCTATGTTTTCTGCCTAAGTGTGCTAATCTAATTTTATCTTTTGTTTCTTGATTATGTTTTTTGCCTAACCATATTTTCTTTCCTTTTAAAGCGATTGACATTTTTAATTTTGTTTCTTCCGAAACTTTACCACTTCTATCATTTGTATTTGTTAATTTACAATTTAATCCATTGTTTATACAATTAAATAATTCTTGATAATATCTTTCATAATCATTTAATTCTAATTCATTGCATTCACAAACAATTTCAAAATTATGGTTATTTACTCCGTATTTCAAAAAAGAACGATGTAATCTTGTTTGTTTTTGATTTTTTACATACATTCTTTTATAACCTATAAATCTTTTTTCAATATTAATACTTTGACCTATATAAACTCTATTGTTTGGACTTGTAATTTTATAAATACCAATCATATATTAGTTATTAATAATTTTAACTAATATAACACATTTATTTTAATAAAAAAAACTTAATGAAATAAATAAAATTAAACTAAATAAATGTGTTAAACGTGAGGTCTGACCGTGATTAAAGTCGTGTATAAAACCCTCGACAGCTTTTGGTGCGTGTTGATAGCCATTTCTGTGATGCCAACTATCTGTGCCACTAGGAGAACGTAAAGCCTCAACACAAACACTCATATAATCTTTACTAATCTTATGGTGGAAATGGTGAATGTAAAAATACCTATGACTACAATCTTGCCAGTCTTTGCTTTCGTGTGCCATAAGTAAAGGTAAATCATTTTCCTTTGCACCATCTCCGTGAGTAGTACCTACAATGTTATTACCATACCTGTAATACTTACGGTGTGAAATGCTACAATCAAAAGTTACATTCTTACAATCTTTAAAATGTGCCTCAATTACTTGAGCTAAAAAGAATCCATTTGTATAATCGTGATTACTAGGATTGAAAACAACGTGAACGTCTGCTACTACCATCATCATTTCAATAATATCAACGTATAGTTGTTTGGCTATTAAAAAGTTTTCAAACCACATACCATCCGTATCTTGTGGAGTTCCGCTTGTAGTTGTTCTCTTTGCGTTATCGATGTGTAAAATATCGTTCCCTATAACAAATAAAATCTTATCTATGCTATCTGTTGGTAGTTCCGATAAAAGTCCATTACAACCCTCTAAAACACGTTTAACCGCTATTTGATTGTTATAATCTTCTCCGCTTTCAAATGCGTTACATAGTTTTCCAATATGAATATCAGCAGGAGAGAATACAAATAGTCTTTTCTGTTGATTTTTAGAACGTTTAACTTTTGGGTATTTTGGCGTGTAGTCTTTTAAGCTATCAATTAACTTTGTTCTTAGTTCATCTAAATCTTGTTTATCTTGTTCAACATAATTCGGATTTTTTACAAATACACTAGCATCTTTATCCTTTACCCAAAGGTGCTTAATAGTTGTGTAGTCTATATCTAATTTATTTGAAACGTTGTAAATACCATCGTGTTGGTTTAGTATTCTTTTAAGGTTTCTCTCTAGGTATTTACCAAAGCCATTCATTTCAACCCTTGTAAAGTCAGGGTTTATTTTTCTAATTATTTTCGCCTTTGATAATGGTATTTCTGAATCATTGACTATCTCAACTATTTGAGAATCATACTTGCTAAAAATAGAATTTAACGCCATAATTTGTTGTTTAAGTTTCAACAAATATAACCATTTATCTAAGCAAAATACAAATTAGCCTCTTTAGTTCTTCTTTTAGTTAGTCCGTTATTTATTTTACCACCTGCTTTATTCCAAACTAAAAATGAATTTGTAATTGTAGCATCACTAGGATTAACATTTACTTTCTTTAATAAACTACTTTTTTGAAGACCGCCTAAACCAATGTTATAAGCTAAAGATACAATAGCGTTGAACTGGTTTTGATTGATATTTGCTTTGATTAGTTTATTTACATCAACTGCAAATTTATCAGCTGTTTCTTTTAGCATCCAATTAGCAGTAGCTAAATTTATAGGAGCATCTTGCATCGTTACTTTACGCCCACTAGGATAAAATGTCGAACCATACGCAATAGTAGGCACTTTAGCCGAGCATAAATAAGGCTTTAAAGACAATCCCTCAAAACCTTGTATTAACTTGTAACCGTTTTCATCAAGTTTCATTTGGTTTGCTTTTTATGTTTGTCAAAATCATCTTTTAGTATATTGTATTTGCTTTCTAAGTCGTTGTACTTCTCTAATAACTCCCGGTGCAATTTTTCCCAATTCTGTGATTGCTCAACTTCTTTTGCGTATGCGAGTTGAATAGTATTAAACTGATCTTGCATAATACCAGCTTGTTTACGCAAATCATCTATTTGCGCTCTAAAATATTCCTTTTCAGACTTAAACTCCTCGATAATTGCATCTTTATCTAACTTCAATGCTTCTTTATCTTTGTTCGCTTGTTCTAGCAAACTCTCGTATAGTTCTCTTACTTTCACTGCGTAATCAATTTCTGCGCTATCAATCTCGACATTTCCTTTTTTTATTTCTTGTGCTTTTGCTTGTTTGCCACCTAAAAACCACATTATAGGAGCTGATAAAAACCCCATTAACCCTAACCAATTCTCTAGTAAAAAATTCATTCTCTGCTTGTAAATATGTTAATACTTTTATTGCTATTCCCCCGAAAAGCAATTACATTCCATAATCATAAAATATAACTAACTATTACCCCCAACACTAAAAAGAACTCTCCAACCCATAAATCTTTTGCACTTTCAAAACTTTCTAATTCTCCAATTATCCTATCGTGTCCTTGCCACGCTTCAAAAGTCCATAAACCGCAGTAACCTAGAAAAGACGGCACAAGTATTTTAAAAGCTATTTCAGTTGCGATGTAAGTATCGCTAATTGTATGGCTAATTGTGCAATATAATGCACACCCAATAATAAAAGCTATCGGAGCGTGTAAGTGCCAACGGTTAACTATAATTCTATTCCAACTTTTAACGTCGGTTAGTATTGATTTTAGTATGTTCATATTATGTAGTTAAAAGGTTTTCTAATAAATCTGTTTTCTCCTGAGTGGTCAAAGTTTCAACTTGCTTTGTAAGTAAATCAATAACTATATTACTAACGTTTGCGACCTCGTTAATTGCAATCTCAAAGGAAGTATCAATTAACTCTCCACCGTTCTGTAAATACGCTAAATATAAGTTGTATTGTGGTGTTCCCTCTTGCATTACTACAAGATTATTATCAGCATCAAAGATTTGATATTTTGAATTTTTATAATACATAGTTTTAATTTTTAAATGAACCAATAGCTCCACCATCTAAATAACTTGCTATTGATGCAGTTGCGTTATTGGTTATAAAAGTGAATAGTTGAATTATACCCGTTGCATAGTTTGGAATGTTTGTGATTGTTGTTAATGAAGTTGAGATACTTGCTCCCGTTGCAACTGTTACTCTTTCAACTGTTATAATATACGATGTGGTTGTTTGCTCAATTGTAATGTAATAATTATATTGAGAATCGTTGCAAGGATATGAACTACCTAAATCCGATGTAGTAGCAGTTCCCGAAGCGTCGTTATAAACAATGTGCATATTAGTAGAAGTAGATAATTGACAAACTCCCACAATATCGGTTAATGTACTAGGCTCTACATTTGTAGCGATAGCAAATTGATTTCCTTTACTTATTCCACAGAAAAACCGTTGTCCTAATACATTTGAATTAAATTGTATTTTTCTAGTAACCTTACATTCGTATCCTTGAAGTTGAAGTCCGTTATGTTGTCGCATTGATGCTATTGTTCCAGCTATTGCAGTAGTTGAAAAAGCTAACATACCCCTAGTAATTACACCATTTAATAAAATCACAAAAGTAGTTGAACTTATCCTTTCAGAATATCCAAAAGAAGCAGCGGTTCCGTTAGTTACAGTATTAGGCAAAAACCAAAAATAGTTATTTCTTAAAATTGCTTTATCTATGCTATCAACTAACAATGTAGCCACGTCTTGCTTATTGTTAAATGTAGTCCAATCTGCTGAACTTAATGCTCCTCTATTTGAAGCAGATGCTGTTGGTAAATTAAACGTATGTGTATCAGTAGTAGAGTTAATAGCGAAATCAGTTCCACTTGTTCCAGTTGCTAAATTTTGAACTTGTGCTGTAAGTCCATTTAACGCAGTAAGTCCAGTTGAAAAGGTTGTTATTACTTGACATAAATGATTGTCCTCTGTATGAAGTGTAATAGTCCTTCCACTATGTGTAACGTAAATCCTTACTGCTAGTCTGTCCGTTGCTAATAAAGCAGTTTGTGGAACTGCTAAAGCACTAACATATAAATCTATACTTGTGCCTCCTGTTATATTCTCTGGAGTTGCAGAACTACTTGCTATTAAAGATAAAGTTGCACCATTCCATTTGTGTAACTCAACGTAAAATGATGGCGAACCCCCATTACTTGAAGCACTAAAATAGGTTTCAAAATTCCAATTTCCAGCGGGTATCTCTAATAAATTAGGTACTCCT